TGGATGAGATTAACTATACACAAGCGGTTGATACTCTCATTCTATGCCATGAGGATCTGCAAACTAAGCGCTTGGTGCGCAATAGCGATACGAGCTGGACGCTAGAGAACCTGCCGATCACAAACCTTCCTCAGTATGCTTATGCTTTCGATACGCATATGCCTGACTTCACGATTACGCCCAGCGCTTCTACGGGTAATATTACTATTACTGCCTCTGCGGTTACGACTGATACTGGCACGGCTCAAGGCGGTGCTGCGTCTACAATCACGCTGAAGTCTTCATCAAGCTATACATCTGACGATCAGCCAAACGGGATGTTCATAACATTAACTTCCGGCACTGGATCTGGTCAGACCCGCCATGTTGAGGATTACGTTGCCTCTACAAAGGTGTTGACTGTTTATCCGGCATGGGACACTGCTCCCGACAATACCACCGGATACAAGGTTGAAGCATTTGCACCTTCTGCTGTTGGCGAATATGCCCAGGTGACAAGCACATTTGGCCGCGCTCGATATGTTGAGTATGTATCGTCTACAGTTATGAAAGCTGTAACGGAAGTTGATTTCTTTGACACTGACGATATCGTTGCTGGCTTCTGGGAAAGTGAGCATGGGTACGAAGATGTTTGGTCTAACACCCGTGGCTGGCCGCGATCTGCTGCATTCCATGAAGGCCGGTTGTACTTTGGTGGATCTAAGTCTCGTCCGAATACTATCTGGGGTTCTGGAGTAATCAACTACTTTGACTTCAATGCCGGATCTGGATTGGATGATGAGAGCGTTGAGGCGACAATCAACACCAACCAGCTTAATACTATCGTTAATCTCTTCTCTGGCAATGACTTTAGAATATTCACTACCGGCGGCGAGTTTGTGATATTACAGTCTGGCAATGATCCGATTACGCCCTCAAATTTCTTTGTGCGGCCTCAAACCCGTTTGGGATCTAAGGCTGGCATTCCGATTGAAGAGTTGAATGGTGCATCGATCTTTATTCAGCGCCAAGGTAAATCAATCAACGTGTTCCAATTTGGTGACACCACTGCGTCCTATCAGGTCCAGAACATATCGGCACTAAGCTCTCACTTGCTAAAAGGTCCGGTTGACATGGCTGCGCGTAGGGCTGCGTCTACAGATGAATCGGATCGCTTGTTTGTGGTAAACGGCACTGACGGATCAATGGCGGTTTACTCTATCTTGGTCGGTCAGAATGTTATTGCCCCTAGCCGGTTCGTTACAGATGGTGAGTATATCGCTGTCGGTGTTGAGGTTGCAGATGTTTATGTGATCGTTAAGCGCACCATAAATGGCGCAGATAATTATATGCTCGAGAAGTTTGACCCGGATCTCACGCTGGATAGCGTTAAGAGCGGCGGAGCGGCTTCCTCAGTGACGATGGATCAGTTGCAGGGGGAGACAGTCCAGATCATTAGAGATGGCGTCCTAGAGCCAGAACAGGTGGTCCCGGCTTCCCCATACACGATTACCTTTGCCTCACCAGCTACGTCTAGCTATCAGGTTGGACTGAACTATACAGTCACAGCCAGGACAATGCCTGCGGAACCGGTGCTTTCTTCTGGATCTGTGCAAGGATTTAAGAAGCGGATTATCCAGGTTGATGCTATCGTCAATAGTACACAGGACATGACCATTAACGGCAAACAGGTTTCCTTTAGGAACTTTGGCGAAGATGTATTGGATTCTGCGGTTGAGCCTTTCACTGGCATAAAAACTATGCACGGATTGCTGGGCTTTAGTGGAACGGGGCAGATCACTATCAGCCAGAGCGTTCCGTTGGAAATGATTGTTCTCGGTCTTGAGTACCGTTTAAGCGTGGGGAATTAACATGGAAGCAATGGCAGTCATAGGACCGGTAGTTTCAACAGCCAGTACCGTTTTAGCTATAGGCAGTAAGGTTGCACAAGCAGGCGCTCAACGGGATGTCGGTCGCACTCAACGGGAAGGCTATGAGCAACAAGCTCAGGCTGCGGAGTTAAAGGGGCGATCTGAGGCGATTGCTTACAAACAGCAAGGATCGGATTCTTTGAGAAATCTAAATGAAACATTGTCTGCAATTATTGCCCGTGCCGGTGCTGGTGGTGTAGATCCTACATCTGGATCGGCTGCAACTATGCAGATGTTTGCTATGTCTGAGGGCAGCAGGGAGTTCGCAATCTCTGAGGACAACGCTGCTCTCGCTCTAGGTGAGGCAACACAACAGGCTGGAATATACAGGTCCGCTGGTCGAACTGCCCAGCTAAGTGCAAACGTAAGCGCAGCGGCAAGTATTGGTGAAGCGGCCTACATGGCCGGTCAACTAGCATAGGTTAGGTTAAAGAATGGCACAGCTCCCACGATATCAGCGACTAGGTGTAAGAACCCGTCAACCAGGTAGTATTGATTTTGCTGATACGCGTGAGCAGGCAAGATATTCTCAGAACCTTTCTCAGCAACTTGACCGGATGTCTCAGTTCGCTTTTAAGGAAGCATCTAGGGCTGCTGAAATAAGAGGCCAAGAAAGGGTGCGTGAGGAAGGTGCGGTCTCAACGCTAGAGGCTATTGATGAAAAGGGTGGTGCGTTTACCATTGCTGATCGTGCGGCGTATGAGCTTGGAAGTCGCGTTGCTGTTGCTGAAATACAAAACACTGCTGAAATTGAAATCTCTCGTATTTTAACTGACGGTGAGAAGAATGAAACTCCCTTTTCAGTTATTCAATCACAGCTTGCAGACGTAACAGACGGTTACTCGGAGTCTCTTAGGGTAATAGATCCAACAGCATCTTCTGTCTTAAAGGTCAATTTGCAAGGTGCGGCATCCACTGCGACTGAAAAGTATTCCAACTATTATGTTAAATTGCAGGCTCAGAAACAGGCTGTTAAAAGATCTGATGCAGCAGAGCGCGGATCTAAGAGCATATTAGAATCAGCTATTCTTCCAGGCATGACGATGGAAGAAATAAACAAAAAAATTGCTACTGAAACAGAACTTTTGATAGGTCTTGGCGCTACGGAAAAAGATGCCGCCGCTTTTGCTGAGAATGTTTACAATGCCGCTTACAAAGAAAAGATGGTGTATGAATTTAATGTTGCTTCACTTGAGGAAAAGCAAGAAATGCTTACAATCATGGAGACCCAGCCTCTCCCTGGTATGACGTTATCTCAAACGCAAGGCATCAGAAAATCACTCAAAGCAGATTATAATTCCGCTCTTGCTGTAACCAGGGGTGAGAATAACGCTGTTGTATCGGAAGTCGCAGAGCTTGAGAGAGTTCTCGCTTTGGGCGGCATGCCTTCTGAAAAGCAAATTGCCACTCTAAAACAGCGCGCAGATGCCCTTGGAGATCAGGGTGCAGCGGCAAGACTTGCTATTACAGACTTAGAGTTTAACGCTGAGAACGCATCAGTATATAGATCTATGACTGCTGAGGATCTCTATGATGAGGTTGAGTCTCTCAAGTCCGGGATACAGGGACTAGGGGGAGCTGGCATTGATACCTTGCTAGAAGCTGAAACATTGCAAGTTGCCCAAGCTTATCTAACAGCCGCTAAAACAGCTATTAAGGCTGCGTCTGATGCCGAAAAAGCAGAGTTCGAGCCAGTGGTCGATGCTCTATCAAACGATGTAAGCACATTCCAGGATATTGTTGACAAAGGAATAGCCGTAAATCCTGAAGACATGGCGAATCTTGTGGAAAGACTCGCTGGAATCCCACCTAATTTGCGTGGAGATTTGGAAGGGGAGCTTGGAACTTTATTAGAAACCGGAGAGCTTGGATCTCGATTGCAGGCATATACCCCAACGCAGATTGCTGATTACATCTCAGGAGTTCGCGCGGAGGGTGTTGATACATCTATTGAGCTAAAACAATTAAAGCTTGCGGAAAAGATGTTGAGCAACATGGAGACCCAACTTGCAAATGACCCATTAACTTTTGCCATGAATGTTGGGGTCAGGGATTCGAACAATAATTTAATTGCAATTGAAAATATTGATATATTCAATCCAACAAATACATCTGCAACAATTAAAAAAAGAATAACCGATGCTAAAATAATTGCATCTAAATATATGATCCAACCTAAATTTTTTACTGAACAAGAAAAAAGTATGCTTTCCGACTTTATTTTGACAGCGGATCGGCAAACAAAAATGTTTTTGATGGGTTCTATAACTGATGCTGGCGGTTCAGATGCACCTGCTATGCTTGCGGAAATATCCAATACTGCCCCTGAGTTTGCAGGAATCGGCGCTCTTGTTGCTGATGGCAATACGCATACAGCCAACATTGCCCTTCGTGGGCTAGATGCTTTAAATGATGGGTTCAAGCCTATTGGTTTTACCCCGGCAAAAACAGATTTGCCATTCAACCAAAAAACAAACAAGGCTCTTAGATACCTTCCAAAGACAGCTAAAATCGTGCGTGAGGTAGCCACTGCTATATATGCAGATACCGCGAGGCTAAGTGAAGATTTCGATGAGGATATTTGGCTTGATGCCATAGACTCTGCAATCGGAGGGAAAGTATTTTCTAACGGAGAATATTATGGCGGTATTCAAGAAGTCCGGGGCCAGCCCACTTTCGTTCCAACAGAAATAACGGCGGATATGTTTGAAGATGCGTTGAATGGAATAACATCTGAAACTCTTGCTGTCGCGTCTGGGGGGCAAGTTATATCTCAGGGTAGGGCTGAAGCTATAGCCGGAGCTTTAACTGTTCCTGTTGTGGGGAACTACAAGTTCAAAGTAGTTGCTAGGGGCGGAAATGAATTTGCAATTTTATATGGCGATCCAGATAGCGGTCGGCCAATATTCGTTGCTGACGATGATCGCAAACCCATAATATTTGACATTATGAAGTTAATCGAGGCGCAAAAATGAACTTCGATCAGGTTGATAAGTTAGATTTTGTTCCAGAAGACGCGCTTACAGAAACGCCAAATTCTCTAACGGAAAATTTAACCGGCGCTTTTGACGCTATGATATACACCGGCGGCACTGGTTCTAACAGTAAGAACTTTACGTTGCTTGATATCTGGTCTCCAATCATTGAGGAGCTTAATTCAACGGGAGGAGAGTTTGATAATCCTGCAATTTGGCTTTTTGAAAATTCACCAACAAGATACGAAGCAAGAACAGAAGAAATATATTCTTATATTGAACAGAATAAAAACATACTTCCTCTTGAGCTGGGTAAAGTAAATGCTCAATTTTTAGAAGAGACTATGAATAGTTTTGTTAGAAACAAAGAAACTGAAATAGTTGAACTTGCCAGAAACAATCCTGGATTTCTTCCTGCTTCTGCAAGGTTTATAGGTGGAATGGGCGCTGCACTTGGCGATCCTGTCACACTTTACACTATGCCATTTGGAGGTTGGTCTAAAACTCTTTGGAAGAACATAGCACAAAGCGCGGCCGTAAACGCTGGCGCAGGAGCTATAACTGAGCTTGATGTTAAAGCATGGTATGACGAGCTTGGAATGGAATATAGTTACGAAGACTTTCTTCGCAATGTAGGGATGCAAGCTGCGTTTGGCGCGGCTCTGCCTGCTACCGGTGCCGCTATAAGAATGACGGCAGAACAAGGACGTAAAGGTTGGAATGTTCTTAAAGGGAAAATGCAAAAGCCTTTAACAGCAGAAGATCAAGCTTTAGTCGATGCTTTAGACAATCAGGCCGATATCGAATCATCGAACCCGTTGCAGTCTCCGGATACTATCGAAGCTGAGTTTGAGCATGAGGCTAGACTTTCGGATGCTAGCGCCGCCATACGTCAAGGCGAGATCCCCAGAATGCCGGAAGAGCCTAGCTCTCCGATTAGCCCCCAAGCTGCGCAGAGGTCTGTAGATAACCTTGATGGCGTTATCTATGATCTTGATCCAATGGATATTGAGGTTGACGCTAAGACGTTCCAGTTCAAAGAAGGTGGAGATGAGTTCGGTGTGACTGAGCGTCTTCAAGGTATTACAACTTGGGACAAATACAAAGCCGGTACTGTTACTGTTTATGAGTATGCTGATGGTCGGATGGCCATTGCAGACGGACACCAGCGCCTTGGGTTAGCAAAGCGCATACGCTCTCAAGACCCTTCTCAGGATATCCGGGTATTCGCTTACAAGCTTCGTGAGACAGACGGAATAACTCCGCCAGAGGCCCGTGTGATTGCGGCAATGAAGAATATCGCTGAGGGCACAGGAACGTCCATAGATGCAGCAAAGGTTCTCAGGGTAGATCCTAGTCGCATATCGGAGCTTCCGCCACGCTCTGAGCTTGTACGGCAGGCCAGGGACATGATGGGGCTTAGTGACACTGCGTTTGGCGCAGTTGTTAATGGAGTTGTGCCACCAAACTACGGCGCGATTGTGGGCCGGTTGATAGATGATGAAGGTCTCCAAGACGCAGCTATTGAGGTTTTGGCCAAGGCAGATCCTAGCAATGCTTTCCAGGCAGAGGCTATTGTTCGCCAGGTTCGTGAGGCTGATGCAGATCAGGTACAACAGATCTCATTGTTTGGCGAAGAGCTGGTAACTGAAAGCCTTTATGTAGAACGAGCCAAGGTTTTGGATCGGGCGTATAAAGAATTGCGCCGTGATAAGGCGGCATTTGAAACCCTTGTAAGAAACTCTGAGCGGCTAGAAGCTGAAGGAAATGTTCTTGTAAAGGACGTAAACCAAAGAAAGGCGAATACAGATGCCCAAACGATCGCGCTCCTCCAAACGCTTGCAAACCGCAAAGGGCCGCTCTCAGACGCCCTCAACGATGCAGCAAGAACAGCCAGAGACACAAACAGCTATGTCGCAGCAACAGGTGGATTCCTCGATGCTGTCAGAGGAGCAATTGAATCGGGCGACTTCGACCGCCTATCTACTGGCGACATTGGACGCGCTGTCGATGGTCCGCCGGAGATCACTAGATCTCAAGTTACAGACGAGCCAGCCCTCGATGGATTCGACGAACCGTCAGGCGTAGCTTCGGAACGGCAGGCAGATCAGCTCATTGCCGATATGTTCGGTGCTGATGAGGTTGTTCCTGTGGCTCCTGTACGGACTAATGCCGAAATAGAAGCCGACTTAAAAGCTAGACAGCCTGTTGAGACTGTCGATGACATCTATGCTATGGCAGAAGACTCGCAATCTTATATTGCTAAAATCGGTGCTGACCTTGAAGGCGATCTTGGTGTCTCATTTAAAAACCCAGGTTTAAAAGATATCAATACCGCTAGAGAAAAGATGCAGCGCAAAGCATATGCGTCCTCAAAGGAAATGACGGACATCTCCCGTGGCGGTTTTATAATTAACAAAGCAGATGATGCTGACGCTATTGTTGCTAGGCTGGGTCGTGATGCGGAAATACTGGATGAGGGTTGGGCTTTCACGCCAGAAGGATATTTCGATCGAAAAGTTTTAGTCAGGACTCCAAACGGTATTGTTTCTGAAATTCAAATATGGTCTCCAAAGCTTCTTGATGCGAAAAACAAAACCGGCCACAAACTATATCAAAAAATGCGCGCCTCTAAAGATCCTGCTGAGATTGAAGATTTGGCTATGCAGATGCGAGAGCTTTATTCAAATTCTTTGAAAGCAGAAGATCAGTCTTTTAGAGCATTGTCCGGCATAGATAGCTTGCCAAAGCTAGGCTCAAACGCTGATATAAACGCAGCTTCGTCTGGTATTACACGGCCTGAGTTGAAAACATCTGGACCGTCTACTGGTGTCCAGGGACCACCTGGCTTGAGAACAGCAACCGCTTCTGTTGGCGAAATGGATATAGCGGGGCGTCCGTCCCAATTAACAAATATCATTGATGATACCTCCGATATTGATTTAGATATCACTTTGTCGCCGGATGTCAATATGGATCTTGAAGTTCCTATTGGGCAAAGGCTTAATCAAGAGACAGGATTAGTTGAATCTACGACTATGACGCTTCGAGATCTTAAAGCTGAGATGGATGGCGAAGATGCAATGATTGCTCGATTGGAGTTCTGCACGATATGACTTTTAAAAACTGTATCAATGATGGTGTCGCTGAAGGCCAGATCTCCCAGGACAAAGCTGATGAGATACTTGGCTTGTTCGATGAGCTTGAGGTTAAGTATAATCGTCAGATGGGTTCTGCTGCTGCAACGGCACGGGCTGCTACGGAAACAACTGTCGCAGCAAGGAAGATCGCTACTGAGCGCAAGAGGCGCGCTATGCTTCAAGCTGTTACCTGGCAACGAATTAACAACGATCTAAATAATTATCGCACGATCACAGGCCGGACAGACAAAAGCATTGCCGCAAAAGCTTTGTTTGAGCAGGACGAAACCTCTAAATTCAATAGCGTTGCCCAGGTGCAGCAAGCTGTTACTCGCAGCGCCACGCGAAAGCTTGATGATTTCTTAGCTACGTTTCGGCGCAATGTTATTGGGCAGACAAGGAATAAGGCCGATCTAAAAGATATGGTTCGTGAGGTGTTCAGCGAGGGATCAACAGATAGCCCTGCTGCCCGTGAGATGGCCCAGGCATGGAGGGCTTCTGCTGAATACTTGCGCACCAGGTTCAACGCTGCTGGCGGAGCAATTCCCAAAAGGGCTGATTGGGGTATGCCTCAGATGCACGACACAATGAGGGTGCGTCAATCAAGTTACGATGAGTGGAATGAGTTTATTCGCACCAGGCTAGACCTAAACAAGATGATAGACGAGCAGACAGGTTTAAAATTTTCTCCGGAGAAATTAGAAATTGCGCTGAGAGATGCCCACGAAACCATAGTTACAGATGGGTTTAACAAACTGAAGCCCGGATCTATGGTCGGAAACAAGTCTCTTGCGCTTCGCAACCAGGACCATCGCTTCTTTGTATTTAGAAATGCAGATGCTTGGATGGAGTACCAAGAGAAATTTGGCAATCCGAATGCCTTCGATGCAATGATGGGGCATATAGATACAATGTCACGCGACATTGCTCTAATGGAAGTTCTTGGACCCAACCCGAATGCCACTGTAAATTTTGTAAAACAGACGTTGCAAAAAGATGCTGCTGGAGATCAAGCCGCAGAGAATGCTGCTCGTCGGTCGAGTACAGCCATAGATACCCTGTACTCAAACGTAAACGGAAACATCAATGCTCCCGTTGATAGTCGTATAGCTTACAGTTTTGCAGGGATTAGACAGGTATTGCAATCAGCACAGCTAGGTGCTGCTGCCATATCTGCCGTAACTGACATGAATTTTGGCCGTATTGCTCGAACAATGGTTGGCTTGCCTCAAACCAAAATGGTTCAGAACTATTTAAAATTTATGAACCCGCTATCCCTAGAGGAGAAAGGTAAGCTTGCAGTAAGGTTGGGCCTAACTGCTGAAGGTTGGTCAACTCTCGCTGCGGCTCAGATGCGCTATGTGGGAGATCTATCTGGGCCAGAGGTTACGAGGCGAGTAGCTGACTTTGTAATGAGAGCTTCATTGCTTTCCCCTTGGACTAACGCTGGGAAATGGGCGTTTGGCATGGAGTTCCTGGGTAATCTTGCAGATAACGCAGGCAAGACGTTTGACCAGCTAGATCCGATGATGCGTAAAACATTAGATCATTACAACATTAATGCAGATCGCTGGGAAATTGTAAGAGCAACTCCTCTTTATGAATATGAGGGTGCTTCATTCCTCAGAGCTGAAGACATTGAGGCGCGTACCGACATACGATCTGACTTGGCCCGTGATCTAGCCACTAGCCTTTTGGTTATGGTTGAGACTGAAACTAACTTTGCAGTCCCTAGTACATCGATCAGAGGCCGTGCAGCTTTGGTTGATGAGACGCGCCCAGGTACATTGGCCGGTGAGCTAACAAGATCCTTTGCCATGTATAAGGGATTTGGTGTCACGCTGGTAAATACACACATTATGCGAGGATTAGCCCAGCCGACTACCGGCACAAAGGGAACTTACTTCGCAGATCTTCTAATCAGCACTACGCTCATGGGGGCGCTTGCTATGCAGCTCAAGGAAATGAGTAAGGGGCGCGATCCAAGGCCAATGGATAGTCCAGAGTTTTGGGGTGCAGCTTTCATGCAGGGCGGTGGGCTTGGTATATACGGAGACTTCTTGTTCTCAGACGTAAACAGATATGACAGGGGACTTGCTGAAACCTTCGCCGGTCCTGTTATTGGGTTTGCTGATGACTTTAGAAAGCTTACGATCGGCAATCTTACACAAGCTGTTAAAGGCGAAGACACCAATGTTGCCTCTGAGTTTATTAACTTTGCTGGACGCTACACACCTGGCTCGTCCCTCTGGTATTCTCGACTTGCACTAGAGCGTATGGTTTTAGACCAGGGAAAGAAGTGGGCCGACCCTGACTTCGAAACAAAAGCGCGCAGGCTGGAATCCAGGTATCGGCGTGAATACGGTCAAAACCATTGGTGGGGTAAAGGTGAGATGACGCCAAGTAGATCACCAGACTTGTCAAACGTGTTTGAGTAAATGGAACAAATCTGCTATAGAGTGAACAAAGGAACGGGAAAACGACATGAGTGATATTGCAATCAATCCGGTAACGCGCCGCGTTCAGTTCACAGGTAATACTGGAACAGGCCCGTTTGCCTTTACCTTCAACATCTTGGCCGAAGGCGATATCGCAGTCTATAAGAATACTACGCTGCTAACGCTGACCGCAGATTATACTGTTACGATCAACGCAAACGGCACGGGATCTGTTACTTTGGGGTCGGCTGTTATTGCCTCAGATGTTCTTACAATCATTGGTGGTCGCCTTCTGGAGCGCACTACAGACTTCGTTACAGCCGGTGATCTCTTAGCATCTAGCCTCAATGAACAGCTCGACAGCAACGTGATTATGGCTCAACAGCTTGATGAGAAACTTAGTCGGGGCTTGTTCGTTAATCCTGGTGATGTGTTCACCGACATGGAGCTACCTCTAAAGGATGATCGCAAGGGCAAAACCTTATCTTTCAACGAAACGTCCGGCGATCCAGAGCCGGGTCCGACTGCCAGTGAGGTTAGCAACGCTCAGACCTACGCCACTAATGCTGCGGCAAGTGCCACGGCTGCTGCAACCTCAGAAACCAATGCGGCGACCAGCGCAACCTCTGCCGCTGGATCTGCTACTACAGCAACGACCAAAGCAAGCGAGGCTTCTGCTTCTGCTACTAGCGCTTCGTCAGCACAAACGGCTGCGGAGACTGCAAAGACTGCTGCTGAAACTGCGGAGACCAATGCTGAAACCGCTGAGACCAACGCAGCCACCTCAAAGACTAACGCCGCTACCAGCGCCGCAACAGCTACAACTCAAGCCACTACGGCAACCACAAAGGCCAGTGAGGCTGCGGCTTCTGCTGCGGCTGCAGCTACATCTGAAACCAATGCTGCAACCTCTGCGTCTGGAGCTGCAACGTCTGCTAGTGCTGCGGCTACCTCTGCGGCCAATGCTGCGGCTGCGTTTGATTCATTTGATGACAAGTACCTCGGAAGCAAAACAGGCTACCCTGGTGACGGAACAGGCCCGACTGTAGACAATGACGGAAACCCCCTGGTCGAAGGGGCTTTGTTCTTCTCGGCAGACGCAAACGAAATGCGTGTGTATGATGGTGCTAACTGGATTGCAGCTTCATCGTCTGGCTCTGCCTCACTAATCCTGTATGAGTTTACAGCAACGTCAGGCCAAACAACATTCTCTGGTGCTGATGACAACGGCGCTACGCTTGGATATACAGCCCTAAACATCCAAGTTGTAATGAACGGCGTGATACTTGATCCATCCGACTACACTGCATCAAATGGTACTAGCATTGTTCTAGGCACGGGCGCATCTACGGGTGATCTACTTAACGTCTATGCTTTTGCCAGCTTCACAGTAGCCGACACAGTGTCAGCCTCATCTGGTGGTACGTTTGCTGCCGGCATTACAGTTCAAGGAAACATTTCGGTTACTGGTACGGTTGATGGCCGTGATGTAGCCGCAGACGGAGCATTAGCTGCAAGCGCTGTGCAACCTAGCACAAGCCCAACCTTTGCTGATATTACAGCAAGCTCTGCCACTGTAAACGGCACGCTGGACATCGAAGAGGTGTATGAGAAGGTAACTGTGCAAACGTCTACTACAGGCACAATAACCTTTGACACAACCGCGCAGGCTGTTGAGCTATACACGGCAGATCAAACTGCTGACCGCACGATTAACTTTAGCAACGTCAATGCTAACTTGGCTATTGGTCAGAGCTTGAGCGTGGCTGTGCTGCTGACTAATGGTGCAACGCCGTACTATTTAAACGTGTATCAGGTAGATGGATCGGCTGTTACACCTAAGTGGCAGGGCGGTACTGCTCCAAGTGCAGGCAATGCCAGTAGCATAGACAGCTACAACTTTACAATCATCAAGACTGCTGACGCTACCTTCACAGTGTTAGCAAGCCAAACACAGTTTGCATAAGGGATAAGTATGCCATTACTTTCAACATTTGGTGCTGGTTCTGCTAGAGGTTTTGGCTTTGGCACAGGTGCGGGCTTTATGGAAGCTACAGGGGGTAGTGTTACAACTGTGGGCGATTTTAAAGTTCACACATTTACATCGTCTGGAACTTTTACTGTTACAAAAAAAGGTGCAATCGGAACTGTTGAATATCTTGTGATTGCTGGCGGCGGCGGGGGCGGAAGGTATTACTCTGGCGGCGGCGGAGCCGGGGGGTATCGAAACAGCTTTAATAGCGAAAGTTCTGGTGGTCAGGCAGCTTCAGAAGCCCCTCTTGAAGTTTCTGTGCAAGCATACTCTATAATTGTAGGTGCTGGCGGAAATCCCGGAACTTCAGTTTATGGAAGCCCCGGCTCTCAGGGGTCAAGTTCTACTTTTTCTAGTATTACATCTACTGGCGGTGGATTTGGAAGAGGGTCAAATTCTGGGGCCGCATATGGTGGATCAGGTGGCTCAGGCGGCGGCGGGGGCGGCACGGGATCTGGCGGCGGCGGCTCAGGAATATCAGGGCAGGGAAGGAATGGCGGCAATAGTGGCGCAAACGGCGGCGCTGGTGGCGGGGGCGCGAGTAACACCGGAGGTAGCCGAAATGGTGGGAGTGGTTTATCTAGCTCCATTAACGGCTCATCCGTAACGAGGGCGGGGGGCGGAGGCGGCTCGGCAGCGGCTAGAGGATCTGGAGGATCTGGCGGCGGCGGAGCCGGGGCAAATGACAGTATATCGGCATCTTCAGGCAGTCAAAATACTGGATCTGGCGGCGGTGGCGGGTCACTTCCAAGGGTTGCTGGGTCGGGTGGTTCCGGTATCGTTATTATCCGTTACCAATTTCAATAGGATATAAAATGTCACATTTTCTGGAACGTACACAGCTTAAAGGACAATAGACATGAGTAAGGCAAGAGACAACGCTGATGGTGGCGCAAAAGAGCTTCCAGATCTAACTGACTGCACAGTGTCAACCTCAGAACCAGCAGTAAACAGCAATCCCGCATCGGGTGTAGGTCATGTCTGGATTAATAAAACATCTGGTAATCAGTATGTTCTGACGGATGCTACTTCTAATTCTAATATCTGGATTAATACGGGTGACGGTACTGGTACAATAGGTTCTGTAGAAGACTCTGGTGCTTTTATTACAGCTACGGGTGGAACAGTTACTACTGACGGGGATTATAAGGTACACACCTTTACCAGTTCTGGTACGTTACAAATCACAAATACCTCTGGCACACTTCTACAGGGAACGTATGTCCTAGTTGGCGGCGGCGCAGCGGGTGGGCTATCAACATCTTCTGACTATATGTCTGGAGGCGGTGGCGGCGCTGGTGGGTGTTTCTATGGTTCTTTTAGGCCAGTTGCAGACACTGGGTATAGTGTAATAATTGGCGCTGGTGGTAGTGTAGGTTCATACCCCAATCCTAATAATGGTAGTCGAAGTTTTGCCCTTAGCTTCCTAGCTCTTGGCGGTGGTCATGGCGCTTCAGCGGGTTCTACAGGTACTGACGCAGATAGCGGCGGTTCTGGAGGAGGAGGCGCAGCGGCAGGTGAGCAAGAAGGTGAGTCTAGAGCCTTAGCATACGGAACTACGGGACAGGGCAACCGTGGTGGTTCTGGCAACTGGACAGCCTATGCTGAAACAGCCGGAGGCGGCGGAGGCGGCGCTCTTGGCGTAGGACAGGACGGAACAGGAAGCACAGGCGGCGATGGCGGTGCGGGGCTAGTTAGCAGCATAAGTGGATCATCTGTAACCTATGCAAGAGGTGGCGGAGGCGGGGGATCTGTAACATCTGGCGCTCCATCAAATACAGCCGGAGCAGCGAATACAGGAAATGGTGGATCAGGTTCATATGGCAACCGCCAAACAAACTTTGCTGGTGGCTCTGGTGTGTTCATATTTCGTTACAAGTTCCAGTAGGAGAATATAAAATGTCGCATTATGCAAAAGTAAATAACGGTATTGTTGAGCAGGTAATTGTAGCCGAAGCTGAGTTCTTCGATACATTCGTGGACAGCAGCCCCGGTCAGTGGATACAGACCAGCTACAATACACACGGAGGAGTACACTCTGGTGGAGGTACACCTCTTCGTAAAAACTACGCTGGCATTGGTTTCACTTATGACGCCACACGAGATGCCTTTTACGCACCGCAACCGTACCCAAGTTGGACGTTGAATGACGATACTTGTCTCTGGGAATCCCCAACGGCAATGCCTGATGATGGCAATAGTTACAATTGGAACGAAGAAACTACTAGTTGGGACAAAATAGAATGAACAAACGTACAATATCATCTGCGCATGACCGCATTGATGGGCTTGAGAAAGAAGTAATTGCCATTAAGACTGAGGTAAAGATCCAGTTTAAAGATCTCTTCAGCCGTGTTAAGCGCATGGAAGGTATTATGATTGCAACCACGGGATCTATTATCTTGCTCTTACTCGCAGTCCTGACAAAGATGGGGTAGGGATTAGCTGTGGCTGTACTTGAAACCATAGCCGCAGCCAATGCTGCTTACTCTGTAATCAAGAGGTGCTTAGAAAACGGAAGTGAAGTTAAAGGTCTTGTCGGTCAGGTCGGTAAGTTTCTCACGGCTGAAGATGAATTGAAAGATGCGGTGCGCCGCAAGAAAAACAATCCCATTACATCTATAACTGGTGGCAGTGAGGGAGATTGGGAAGAGTTCCAAGCTCTCGAGGACATCAAAGAAAAGCGCCGTGAGCTAGAGTCTTGGTGCAGGCTGTACGGCCCTCCTGGTACTTGGGACAGATGGCAGCAGTACCAAGCGGAAGCGCGGAAGGCTCGCCGTGCTGCACAAAAGCAAAAAGAAAAAGAACGTGAGGAGCTTGTTGAGCTTATCATGTATTCACTTGCAGGCTTACTGGCTGTTGTTGGAATGGTTGGTCTTATTGCTATGGTTGGTAGATACATGGAGAAGTGGTGATGTGGGTGCTTGTATGGATGCAGCTTGCTGGTGACGTTAGTCACTTTGAAGTCGGCCAGTACCCATCTGAAATGATTTGCTTTGAAGAAAAGTTAAGGGCATCCATACTTGTGACCAAGAACAACGAATATCTTTATTGTTTTAAGGTGAAGCTATGAACGACAGGGAAATAATAAATCTTTTCGATAAGAATGTTGAGCTGATAATCGAAGGCTTGGCCTCTCGGTCTGGCAGGGATTTTGAAGAGATTCTTTTTTTGTTGCAGAAAGGCAGGGATAAGAAATGACCTTTGATAAGTATGACGTAAACAAAGACGGCAAGATTGACGAGGTTGAGTGGCAGAAGCTTGCCCTGGAAGATCGCTGGAGGGAGCTAAATGATGCCGACTCTAAGCGCGACACACAGCGCCGTTTAACTGTTGCCTGCGCTGCTGGTATGCTTCTGTACCCTTTCGCTATTGTAGCGGCCTCTGCGTTGGGCCTAGACACTGCTGCTAATCTAATTGCTGACATAGCCACGGTGTATGTGGTTGCTGCGTCTGGTGTTGTCGCTGCTTACTTTGGGTTCAATGCAATGGAGGCAAAGAAATGATAGGTCAGATCTTGGGATCGCTTGGTGGTCTGGCAACTAGCTACATCGATGGCAAGACTGCGGTAAAAAAAGCTGAAGCTGAAACAAAGATGAAGATTGCGACCGGGGAAATATCCTGGGAGCAAGCTGCAATAGAGGCTAGTCGTGACAGTTGGAAAGATGAGGCGTGGACATTATGCTTTATTTTCATAGTGTTAGGAAGCTTCATACCTGGGCTACAGCCTTACATGGAGCAAGGATTTAAGAACTTGGAAGCTGCACCAAGCTGGTTCAGTTGGGCCATGTATGCTTCAATAGCGGCGAGCTTCGGAATCCGCACAATGAAAGGATTGAAGAAATGAAAGAGAACTTTGGATACTGCTTGCGAATGCTACTGAAACACGAAGGTGGATTTGTAAATCATCCGAAAGATCCAGGCGGAATGACTAATCTCGGTGTGACCAAGGCTGTCTATGACAAGTGGATTGGCCGGGAAAGCACAGAGCAAGAGATGCGCGATCTAACACCTGATGATGTGGCTCCGATCTATAAGAAAAACTATTGGGACAAGGTGCGCGGTGATGATCTGCCCAGTGGCGTTGATTGGTGCGCGTTCGATTGGGCTGTAAACTCCGGCAGCGGTCGGCCAGCCAAGGCCATTCAACGAGCCGTTGGAGCCAAACAGGATGGCGCTATTGGCCCCATGACGCTAAACGCTGTTGCTGAATTAGATCCAGACCGGATTATTGAGTCTGTATATCATACTCGGCAGAAGTTTTATGAGCGACTTAAAACCTTTGAAACTTTCGGTAAGGGATGGACGCGAAGAAACAAAGAAACTCTTGAAACAGCTCTTGAGATGGCGACAAAACCTGTGTAAAAATATCGAGCGGGTGGTTCAACATATTGTTTGTTGGTCAACGTGCGCCGAATGCGCCAATCATTCCCACGACCACCCGCACGACACTACATCCATTTAATTTCATTAACTGGAACGTAAGGATATATATTTCTTTTTCCAGAAGACGATTTGTTGTACTTTGGCTTAAATCTTTGAATTAATTCTGATTCTTTGGCCCTAGATGGTTTCGGATTTGATTCGCCTTCTGATTTGATCGTTTCAAAAACTATTGAATTTACCTCACCCCACCAATCCTTGCTTGTACGGTGCTGCGTTAATCTTTGGTCAAGGTCATAGGTGCAACCAATATAAAGATAATTATCACTTTCGCCTAAGCAGGCGTAAACATAATCGTAGGTCCAGCCCTTTCTCTTAGCTTGCATTGACCTAAGAAAATGTTTTCTCTCACTCCACACAAACCGGTTGTTTTCATCAAGGATATCACGAACATCATATTCGTACCTTATGTTTTCAAACATTTGACTTCTACAATAGCTCATTAGAATATAATTCCCACGATGGTCATAATGCCAACTCCACTGGCAAACCCTACAAACGCGCCGACCGCGCCTGCAATCTCAATCTTCTTTTGCACCTCTTCCTCGCTCATAACGATCCCCCAACTTTAGTTTGTTTTTTTTCTTTGCGCTGATGGTCCTGCCATTTGGCTGCGTAGACCAACTCATGCTTAACGCTGCGATCCAAGTCGCTGTGAAGTATATCCCGGAGCCGCTTCTTCAACTTTCTTTTGTAATGGCCCTTTGAAGTATCTCGTTTAATGCGAATAGAGTTTCGAGTTGCTGCTGTAGGTTGTGCCGGTTTTGTTTCTTTGCGGTCTCGATCATGATTGATAGTTGACGTTGGCTTCGGTCCAATGCCTTTTTGCCTTCTGGGCTCATCGCTTTTCTGCCTTCCATCGATAAATTTTATTCCGTATTTTTCTGCGATCTCGACAACAGTCGCGTAGGGTATCGACATAAGACCAGATGCTTCTTTCTTTGTCAGCTTCATCTCTGCTGCTTTGATGCACTTGATGATATCCTTGCCGTTCATTTCTTTTTCCTTCCGTCTGTCTCCCATGTGATACTGTGCTTGCGGCAAAAGGCACTGAGCAAGGCTTGCGACATATCTAGTTTCTGTGCTGCATTTACTTGCGTTACCTCACCGGCCAGATCCTCAACAACGCCAATCAACTCCCGTTTCTGACGCGCTTTCATTTGCTTCCAGGTCTCCATCATTCTTTTCCCTTCTGTGCGCCCAAGATCTTGAGGCAGTTCTTATATCGCTTGTCGATCTCTTCTTTGAACCCATCGGAAAGCTTGTCGATTGACGGCTGGTTCTGCTCGATCAACTCACGCAACAAGGTCATGCGTTCCCGTGGCGGTATCA